GGAGAAATAACGTAGTTACCCTTACCATCTGTGTTTAGTTCGTCGATAGAACGGATATCCCAAGACTCTGGAATTCCAGAACCAATGCGAGCAGGAATCTGAGTTAGATAGCACTCACCTGTAACTTGCAAGTTAAGTGCAGCGTCACGTAGCAAACCTGCTTGACCTCCGTAAGCAGAGTCAAGTCTGGCCAACGCACGTTCTGCAACTTCAACCAGACGTTCGTCATCTCCCTCCGAGTTACGAATAGGAGAAGGAGTTTCTGATGGGTTTGAAACAACTGCAGCGTAAAGACGTACACGAGAAACAACAGAAGCAACAAGGTTGAAAGCATATTTAATTTCACCGATTGCGTCGTAGTATTCCCACGCTTCACTCTGCCAACTACTAGAGGCAGCGGCACGACGAGCCTTAAACTGGTCGGCCTCTCCTCTATCGCCAACTTTAATTTGTGTAGCAGCAGCGGTAAGTGGTCTTGAGATATCGTAAGGGGCTACTGGTGCACTATTAGGCTTGACGTTCAGGAAAACTGAGTTTGCTGGTAAGCCAGTGTTGTTGGTTCTAGGAACTGAAGCGGAGATGCGACCAGAAGGTGGGGCCACCTGTCTTGGTGCTTGCTCTCTCTTGTTAAAGATGCCCAAAAGGGACTCCTGTCAATCAGTTATCTAGTCGCATAGAAATTAATCCTGCGACTGCGGATAATGCAAAAATCGAAGCAACGACCACAGTTGCTATAGGAACTATTGTATAGCAAATCGCAACGGCTGATGCTGTCCAAACCGACGTACACCAAATACAAGTGAAGAAATATCCAAACGCCGTTGAGGGTGGAAAACGTTTCCAAACTAAATTACGTAGCCACTCAAAGATGTTGTCGATAACGAGTAGACGTGAGAGTCTGTACGTCGCTAACGCAAGAATGATGAAATGGAATGGGGAAATATCAAATAGTGCTTGCACGTTATCCTTTGGTAGACATTAGAGTTTTGAACGGATTCCAAGAACGTAGACGTGAAGAACATCCACATCCGTTGTCTTTATAGAAAACTAGCATCTTTCCTTGGACAGTAACTACCTTGGTTAGAAACTCTGGCTTAGTTCCATTATATAACTCCGCTATTTTTTCTTGGAAAATTATTTGGGCACCTTCAGGAGCGTCCATTGCGATAACCAGAACGTCGTCGACAACCAAAACACGGCAAACTTCGAGATAAGTTGCACCTTCATGTGGTGGACGTGACTTGAGGTCTTCAATACTGTCGACAAAACCTGCTGGAGCAGCAACAACGTTGCAAGGAAAGAGGTCTAATGTTATTTGCACGTTATTTTCCTAATCTTCGAGCCATCGCACGGAACGTTACGCCCGACGCTCTTGCTAATTCGGCAATGGAGACGCCTTCTAAGTGTAAATTTGTTGCTAGTTCGGTTAATTCGGTGTTTGCAGAGCCTTGAAGCGAGGCTAAACCCATTCCAGAGCGATAATTACGTGCTAGGGGGGCTAGATAGCGTAGACGTTGGGTATTTTCATCGGAAATGCCGGGAGATAGAGGCTTTTTACGTTGATAGCCACGTTTTGGAGTGAAATTAGGTGGAAAAGGGAGTTTTTGGTCAGTTTTGTGGCTCAAATCCCCCATTTTGACCCAATACTGGACTGTGGAACGCCCAACAGGGGTAGAAAATGCGTTTCCGATGGCCTGAAGTGTCCATCCAGCCTCGAAAAGTTGCCTTGCTCGACAGTAGAGAGCCTTTTTTGCCTTCCCAAACGAACGTAGAAGGTCTATTTCGCTTTGGGGGAGGTCTTCTTCTCTTGCATAACGTCGACGGTCTTCCATAAAGTACACTTTAGCACCAATGTCCGAAGGTTATATCCATAGGGGCGTCTGGAGTCTTCTGTACTGACGACTAAGAATGATACATTAACGATATTTGCCTTTGGCCTATGAGTTGGAAGTCGTAGTATTTTGCTGCTTTTCAAATCGTTTCCTGATTTTCATCTGACTTGCCCTGCTACCAATCGTTTGGATGCGAATGATTATTGTTTGGATACGAATGACTATTGTTTGCTACCTAACGACTATCGTTTGGATACGAACGATTTACATCAGACATCTCACTCCTCAACATCCACAGCCACGCAATCAAAATAAAAGAGCAATCACACATACATTTATTTTTTATTTCTATTTCTATGTCTAGGAATCATTTGCTAATCACAGAGCCACACACTAAGTAATAAAAATCGTTTGTTTCCGAACGAACTTACTTGACATAAAAAATGTTTTGAACATTAGAGATACACATACACATAACACACATACACATAACACACATAGACATAAGCACAAATAGAGATACACATCTGAAGCAGAGCAGAGCAACATAACTATTACATAGCAAGTCAATCAAATAACCATCTCTCATCTACTCATCTAAGTTTGTATAATGTCAGACATCATAAGTTGAGTGGAAGCGTTAGCATTCGATAAGTTATTACATAACGGACCACACTAATAAATACTTATGTCCCCTTCACTAATGTCGATGCTAAGCGTTAGTGATTGTCAGACATTGCTTAGCCCAGTGATTGATAACATCCATAAAATTTGCTAAGTGTCGGTGGTCCGTAGACTTGACATTATCGGTAAACATTGGTAGTATAGTAATGTAATACATACATAACAGACAGAGAGACTACCGAATGAACGAACCAGATTACAGAGAGTCCGTAGCCAAAGACCCATTCGCAGGGGACAAGATAGACCTACCTCTATGGTCAGAGATTCTTCCTAACCTATGGCAAGGTGGAACTTCAGACAATGACAGAGTTGGAGACCGTTCACATCAGTTCGACTTACCAGCGATTACCGTTAGAGACTTCGATAGTGTCTACACATTCTATGCCTTCGCTAATCCAGTTGATTGGCAAGTCAAAGAGTATCGGTATGGCTATTACGATTCACCAGACACAGACTTCCCAGTTGAAGAGTTTAGAAGAATAGTTGAGATGGCTCACTCTGATTGGAAGAGAGGCGAGAAGATTCTCATTCGTTGTCAAGCAGGACTAAACAGGTCAGGTATCATTACTGCCCTAGTGTTGATTAGAGATGGCTATTCAGCAAGAGAGGCAATCGACCTAATGCGAGAGACCAGACACGATTATGTTTTATTCAACAAAGCATTTGAAGATTGGTTAGTCAATCAACCAGTTGAGTTTTGGAGAGACTAACGAATACGAAACAGGCTACTCTTTGAGTCAGGTAATCTTCTAGACCCCATCGACTTAGCAGTAATTTTTCCTCCAGTAAATCCAGCAGGTGGCTTGATTAGTAGAGCAGTAAGAGCGTGGACTAAAGCATCGACTCTATCGGGAGACTTACCCTCACCCGGAACCCACGAGACCATTTGAGATTCTAAATCGGCAAGATAACCAATGTGATGGACTCGACCTTGCTCATAAGCCAAAGTAATTGGCTCGGCTCTTAGAGCCTTTCCGTATTTGCTATGAACCTCTAGCACCTTGATACTAGGGTCAATGGTGTTGATAGCATTACGAACCATCGCTCCACCTTGGTTTACTTCAGCAACAACAGGACAACCCCATTTGCGAGCCATCGCAACTACTCGATTAGCCCAGACATCAGGTGAACCTAACACGCTAGCATCTTCAAGCACCCAAGCATTACGCTTATACAAATCACGCTCACCACTTGAAGAGACAACAACAATCCCACATTCATCTCTAGGGTTTTCGGCTACCGAAGGGTCTACCCCAATGATACGAAGAGGTGTGTTCATCGGGAACGCTGATTGTCTATGTTGCTCGATAAGTTCATCAACCCACAAAGCACCTTCAACCGAATCCAACATCTCACCGTAAAGTTCTTGTTGAGCAAGTCTAGTTCCAGCGTAAACTCCAGTAATCGCATCAAGATAAGCGTTAGATAAGTTTCCAGAGTTGTCCATCGTTGAACCTCTACTGATTACAACTCGACCAGTAGTCTTAGCCTCATCTAGCAACTTATAAAGTAGTGGCACTCTCTTAGGTGTAGTAGTAATCATAATCTTAGGGTTAGCACCTAAACGAGTTCCAACTCTCAAGTTGTCGAACGCAGTCATACCCGCAGCATCGGGTGTCTGCCTCCAAGCAGCGACCTCATCACCCCAAGCGTGTGTGAATTGTGGACCACGCAAAGAGTCAGGCTCATCGGCTGTAAAGCAAGTAGCAGTGTTGCCATTTGGCCAGGTCAGTCTTCTCTTCGATGGCTCATACAATGGTCTCTCGCTTGGAGGCGACACATTCATAATCCCAGATTCACCTTCGACAATAACATCTCGCACATCGGCTGCTGTTCTTGCTACGAGAGCGAAACGCCTCTGCCCAGTAGTTGTGTGCTTAGCCTCTTCTCGAACCCACTCGGCTGCTGCCCTTGTCTTACCAGCACCACGCCCAGCGAGATACATCCAGATTGCCCAGTCTCCTTGAGGTGATTGCTGTTCAGGTCTACCCCATACAGACCAATCCCACATAAGAGCATCAGCATCGAATCCAGATAGGATAATCGCCCTCTCGTCATCAGGCAAGAGAGCGATTTGTTCCATAATAGATTTAGCCATAAGGCTATTGTATCTACTTGATGGATACCCTATTCTTCTCGGAGATAGGTTTGTAGACCTTGCTCAATCCGTTTTCGCTTGTCTTGTATCCATAGCGAGCAAGACGGAAACGAATAGCAGAGTGAGATAACCCTAATCTTTTACCTAAGCGATAGAGTGGCACTCCCTCAACAGCGTGAGCGTGATTTAGCAACCGAACATACTCTTCAGCCTCTGCTCTGAACCTAACAGCGTTAGAGCGAACCTGTTGAGCCAAGGGTTGTAGTTCAAGCAAGCGAGCCAGCGTTTCAGGTGAAGGCTCGACATACTCTTTCTTTACTTTTTCAGGATAGAAGGGTGGAGGTGGAATAATAAAAGAATCATTCAATTCAATCTCGGCTAGAGAGTCAGACTCCAAAACAATCTGTCTAACTCTTTCGCGAGTCATTCCACAAGCATCCGAGATGCTAGTCAGTGTCCAGCCAGCATTACGAAGATTCTTTATGTATTGGTTTCTATCATCCACATCATCTAGCACAAGAAATTTCTTTCTTACTTCGGCAGGAAGGTGAATTAGTTTCTTTACTTGTCTCATTATGCTCCCTAGACTTTTTGAGCCAGTAGAGCAAGCACAACAGCAGACAAACCCAGAGCAATAACCAGAGCGATTGCTTGAGGGTTAGATAGAGCAACTAATACAGCGATGCCAGATAGGACTACTGATAAGACCGAAGACCATACGACATTACGCAGACTAATAATCCAACTAGGCATTACTTCCACACTCCTAGAGCCTTCATCATTTCATTAGGACTCACCTTCAGTGATTCGCACAAGATTGACATAGTTCCAGAAGGAATCTGTCTCTGTGTGTGGAAATAGCGACTTAGGCTCGACTTCTGTAATCCGTGAGCGTTAGCAAACTGATTTAGTGAAGGGTAGCCCATTTTTTGGTAGCGAGCAACAAACCAGTTCCAAGTCATTTCTGATTGCTGATTGTCTTTGTTATTCATTTGTATTTTCCTTGTCTTTATCGTTTTTGTTATTTGGTTTTACTACGCCCAGTAGTGGACCTAGTTTTTTGTCTTCGGGAAATGTGTCTCCCCAAACTTCATTTGAATCATCTAACTTACTGTCAATAAAAGACAGCACAAAGATAATCCCAACTATTGCTAGGACTCCTAGCAATCCGAAAATAATTATTTCCATTAGTTGATTACTTCTTTCTTTACTACTCCGTTGTAAATGTCAGACACCACATTAGCCCAGATACGAGGAGTGTGTGTGGTTGCTTGATAGCCACCAGCACCACCGATAAGCACTCGACCACCAGTGAACTTGTTAGCCAGTTCAGCAACTACCTTTGAGGCATAGTGATAACCATCATAGGTATACTTCAGACCCCAAGTCTCGCCTTCGTGTCCATCTGCTCCAGTTGCTAGCAGAATCACATCAGGCTTGTAGTCTTCCAACTTATCGGCAATGTCGTCAATAGCCCACGCTAGAGCATCATCACCTTCGCCCTGTTGAAGAGCGTAGTTATAGAATTGCTTATCCGTGTTCTGATAAAGATAGTTCTGCTCATTCTGTCCTCGAACCCAAGTGTCAGAATGTGTTGGATAGATTCCGTGTCCGTGAATCGAGAAGGTTGGAATACCAGAATCCTCTAGAATGTTCTGAACACCATCTCCAGCGTTCACATCCCAGTCAATGTATACAGGTCTCAATCCAGCCTTCTGAAACTCCAAGGCAGCCCAAGCGTGGTCATTGAATACGCAGAATCCCTCCGACCATCCGTATTGAGCGTGATGCTTAGCACCTTGAGGGTTGAACCCTACAAGAATCTCTCCAGCAATCATCTTCTCTACTAGGCGAGCAGTTCCAGCGAACATCTGAAGAGCAACTTGCCCCATTTCAGGTTTGTCGCCAGTCCAGTCATAAGTTCTACCCAAGTCCAGCACCTCTGATACATAAGCAGGTGAGTGAATACTCTCCAAGCGTTCTCTATCTCCAGCATCGACTTCAGGCTCGATTACGACCACATTGTCAGCACCCAGTTCGGAAACTAGGTAATCCGTAGCAATCTTGGCTCTGATTGGCTTTGTAGGATGGTTTCCATCCCCATTGCCCAGTAGCCACTTGAGATAATCATCTCCGTAGGCTATGTGTAATTTGTCTTTTTGGTTTGTCATTTGTTTTCTTTCTTTCTTGTTGTTATTTAGGTTATCTGTTATTGACCGATAAGTCAAATCAGGGGTGAAAAATGCAGCACCCCTGTAAAAAAGTTTACGATTCTGTTAGAAGATTTTGCCTTTTTGTCTGCGACCGACAGAGCCTTTGAACTCTGCCTTGTCATAAAGTTTGTAGCATAGCCAGTCCAGTCTCTTTGATAGTCCGTAAAGACCGAAGGCGAGCCTTCTAACAGCCCAGTAAAGCGATTGGTAGAAAAGTTTCACTTAGGCTCAATCCCTCGAATTACTACGACTGATTGGTTAGGAGAGACTACTATGTCCACTCCGTAGTCCGTGTTGTTCACAAACTTGATTTTCCTTTTGCTTTTACGCCCAGCAATGAACATACAGACCATCGCAGGTATAACTGCCCATAATGCGACCATTTTTATTCCTTTCGTCTCTTCAATAATACTACCTATACTGACTTTTGTCAAGCCAGTATAAGCAGGTAGTTTTAGTGCTTAGGCTTCAGGTCTAACTAAGTCAGAGTCATCGGATACAGACTCGACCTCGACATAAGACCTAAATTCGTTAGCCAACTCTTCGGCTGAAATAATCCAGTCTCCAAGTATCAACCTATCGACCCCAGAGTGGCTTTCTTTCTGTTGTATCTTCAACTTAGCAGTAGCGTAATCTGCTAGAGATACAGCGAACGCCAGTTGTTCTTTAGTAAGACCAATCATTGTTTTCATTTTGTTCCCATCTTTCCGTAGTTGTATGAGTGGAACTATCTCCACTACTCCAGTATAGCAGACTATTCTAGTTCAGTCAATGACCCTAGGCGATTTACCAGTTCAATTTGAGACCTCTTATAGAGTTCTGAAAATAGTTGGTCTGCGTTCTCATTTAGCCCAGACACCATAAGATACTCGACTGCTACAACTATGTTGAACAGAGCCTCATCCGTAAAGTCATACTCGTTGTCGAAATCGAGAATCTTGTTCTCTACGCCTTTGTTGTATTGGTTTAGGAAATCAACAATCTCGGAATCAGTCAATCCTTCGATAGATTTTTTCATAGCATAACTCTTTCTCTAGTTGTATTTATTGTAGCAGAAATAATTACATAAGATGGGGGTGAAATAATGGCCGCCCCCTGTAATGTCGGTGGTTTGTGCTACCAGTTTTTGTAATGTCGGTGGTCTATGGTAAGTGAACTTCCAGCCCAGCCATCCGAACGATTCGACTTCGCTCGTAGCCAGTTAGGTTGCTAGCCAGTAGATAGTTCTCTATCGCTTTACGAGGCAGACTCCGAAGGATACGCCCAACCAGTCTCCCTGTTGTTTGAGAGATTACTCCGGGGGTTAGATAGATAATCTCCGAGTTGAGTGTGTCATACATCAGGATTTGTGTTTCCCAATGGCGAATAGCATAGAACCCATTTTCGATAGTGGCAACAATAGTTCCGTTGTAGTTTTCGAATGGTCTAAGTGCCAAGATTTCTTTTTCTATTTTGTGATTAGGAATTTTAGTCATCGCCAAAACCTACATTGTTATTCTTGCCACACTCGGCACATTCAACATCGACATCGCCAGAGCGACCTCCGACCATAACTTCAGTTTCGTTTTCGACTTCACACTCACCACACTCGAACCAAACAGTTATCTCTCGCTCATCATCCCAGGGCGTTGCTGTTTTCCAGCCATCGTATCCTCCACCAATGTCATAACTCATTACTTACCTCCGTTTATTATTTCGTATTGTTCTCTGAACTCTGGATTATCGTATTGTGGATTCAACTTAGCCCACTCTCTCTGCTCACGCTGAATTTTCACAATGTCTTTATTTGCTTTGTTTGAAATCTCGGCACGGACTAATTCTAAATCCTGTCCTGTTTTATTCGCAATCGCAACTAAAACTTTTTCGATTTCAACAATTGTCTCTGCTCTTTTTTCTAGTCTGTAATCTTTTTTAGAACTAGAAGAGGCAACCCAAACCATTTGGTCTTTAGCCCAGATGCGAGCAGTTCTCTCTGTCTTTAGTGTCTCTTTGTGAGACCCAGACCAAGATGCGACACGCAACTCCGAACCATCTGGATTTGAGATACCGACAGCAATTCTTTTTGCCTCACGCTCGGCTTTAGCAATCGCACGCTCTTCTCGAGCCTTCACTACTGAAGGGTCTTCAAGTTGGCACTTCCGTAAAAAGTATTCACTAGGAGCATCGGGATAACAAACAGAGCAAGCCTTCTCTCCAGCAAGACCAGCAATCTCTAATCTGTCTTGTCCAGATAAATCAGTAAGCCAGATGTATTGAGTAGTTGGAAAACAAGTTCCACAATTCATCGAGGCGTGGATGTGTCCGTTTGAATTTTTCACTAGGAAGGCACGAGACCAGCCTGTGTATTTTTTATTTAGTATCTGAACGCTAGCGAACACAATCGAGTATCGCTCTAGCAACTCTTCAAGTTTAGCCTCTGCCTTAGCCTTACTGCCCGCGTAGTATTCACGCTCGGCATAGCCTTCAATTCGGCTACGAAGATTTGTAATGTCGAATGTCAATCCATCTTGCTCGTAATAGAATTCGGCAAGTTTAGTGTCAATCTCGACAGGGGTTTTCAAATCATCAAACATAACTTCTCCTTCAGTTCCAGTATAACAGACAAATACTAAATAGCAAGTATTTATCTAAAGTTTTTTATACAGACTGGACCGATACCCTGCTCGACACTCTTAGGGTCTGTTAGGAAAACTCCACAGACACAACAAAGACCAGTAGCCATCCCGAACGCTTTAGCCTCTTCCAAAGTCATTCGCTGACTTTCCTTTAGGCGATAGATTGCTCCAGACTCATACTCCCATCCTCCAGAGAAAACTAATTTCTTAGCGTAAAGTCTGTCTCGATAACTCTTACTTGGTTGGACTCGGTAGATGTTGCCATCTTCAGTTTGGTAAATTCCAATCTTGTTTACAATGCTTGTCGGTGCTTTTAGTAAATTGCTGATTAGGTCGCTCGCCTCTTTACTTGACAGACTTGCTACATCAACAGCCTTATCCCAGATACGCTCTGTCAATAGACTCTCAATGAATCCGATTTGTCTCTCGCTTGCTTTATTCATTATTTCTCCTCTTTCTTTATTGCGATAGATGAAAACTGGCTCAACCATTTTTCAAGTTTCAAAGCATTCTGGTATTCACCTTTGTTTCGGTAAACGCTCAATGAAGAATCGTTTGGCTTTTCGCCTCTGGCATCTTTCCAGTTCACATTTACCTTGACTATAACGCTCCACTTGAAACTGTCCTCTGAAAGTTTCATACCGAACCATCCAACTTTTTCGCCTTCAATCTCCCAGACATTGCTACCATAAGCATTCTCTTTGAAGAATAATGCTTGTGCGAATTTCGGGGCTGACTGAACGAACTCGTCTCGCCCCTCTTCAGAATCAAAGACAAACTTGAATCGAACCTGCTCGGCATCAAACAACTTGATTCTTATCGGTTGTGGCTCGGACTGATAGACCTTCATCCCAGACCTCATTACTTGCTCGACCATTTACCTCTCCTTCCATCTCCAGTATAACAGATACCCAGCAAATGTCAATACCATTTCCGTATGTCGCAAATTACAGGGGGTATGACCTTTTTCACCCGAACTTTCCCGAATAATAAAAAAAAAGCCAGCCCGGAGGCTGACTTTCCTGGGTGTTCTAAGACCTAAGCCTTATTCAACTCATCGAGTCTGGCGTTCAAAGCCTCGAAAACTTCGTTCAAGCCTTGGATGTTTTGGTTAGCCAGTTCAACAGCCCTAGAGTTTGTAGCAATTAGTTCGGCATTGTCCTCAATGATGCTTAGCAACTGTTGGAGTGCCTTAGTTGTCTCGACAATAGCCAAGGTTGCTTGAATAGAACCTAGAGACTGAATCTCATCTATAAAAGGTTGATACATTTTTGTTTCCATTTGTTTCCTACTTTCTTTCTTTGAATAAATCGGAAATTGCCAATACGATAGCACCGAAGATTAGTATCAGTCCTAAAAATGAACCGATAGCCCACGAAACAGCAGAGTCATTCTGTTCCATAAAGAACCAGCCCATTCCTACTGAATAAGCACCAAGCCCCATTAGAAAATACTTCATCGTCTCTTTCCGTTCAATAGGGGGGTGATGGCGAACATAATTGTTGCTAGCAATCCTAGCCACAATCCGTCATTCCAAACTCGATTGACACTTGACATCGGTAAAGCAAATACCATTCCAAGAATGGCACTAAACAGAACCCAGACCATAGCGACCACAGGAATTATTATGATTCCAACTAACGCTCTTCTAAACACATACTTCATTTATACTTCCCTTCAATCCCAGAGTATCAAACTAAAATCGGTTTGTCAATTACCATCTCTTCGAGTGTCAGGTCTTCACTTTCCCAAACGCCCATACGATAACCAGTTTCGATTACGATTTGGTGGATAGGAACATCTAGACCTCGAGCCAGAGATTTCATTACTGCCGAAGACGCGTCTTTATGACCACGCTCGACTTCGGAAATGTATCCCAGAGCAACATTGGCTTTCTTACTCAACGCTCTAAGCGTTAGGTGTCTTTCCGTTCGCAACTCTCTTACTACATCTCCAAACGCTACTTTGAATTCCATAACTTTCCTTGTCTTTCGTCTTTGTGTTTTTTGTTAGGCGACTAAGTAGTCGTCAATGTTTTCCTCTTCTATGAATTTCCAGCCTTCAAGTTTTCTGCCTGTGTATTCTGGAAACACATTTTCAAGTTTCTTCTCTGCGTGCCTCTTTGAGTTAGCGACAATGTCTACAACCTTTACTGGCTCTAGCCCATAGATTTCGTATCGGTAAACACTAGCCATCTTCATCCCCTTCGTCTCCGTAGTTCACAAACAGGTTGAGGTGGAAGTTCTCCACTATCTTTCCAGCCGGGGCAGAGTCTCTTCCTTGATAGGTCGCCCCATCAGGTAAAGATACATCGGTGTTTGCCTCTCCATCTGAACATAAGTAAACAGCAAGCACGCACGCTTGTAGCATTTCTTTTGGAACAGGAGGATAGACATTGCTAGTCAAGTGAAGTCTTATCTTGTCTTCAAATGATAAATCGGAATCTAGGATTCCTAATAGATTTTGTATTCCCATTTCGTAATTGTCCTTTCGTCTTACACTCTTACACTATCAGTATAACAGATGTAGCCAGTCTAGTCAATCTTGTTTATAGAATCTTCACCAATGGATACGACTACCTTCGGACCGAGGTAAGTAGGACTGGCTACAAGTTCGGCATAATGCCCAACTACCTCGACCAGACTCTCTCTAACGAACTCTAGTGTTTGAGCCTCATCATTAGTTATCGAAGACTTGTCTACCTCGAAGTCTAGTGATACACGGACTTTCATTGTTTCTGCCATTTGTTATACCTGCTTTCTTTATTATTTTACACTTTTTCGGTGTAGGTGATTAGCACCATAAATCTAGGTTAGCACTCATAGAACCTTATGTCAAATAACAGGGGTATCACCTTTTTCACCCAGCAAATCAAAAATACGAAAAAAGCCAGGCACTTTGAGTGCCCGGCTCTTTACTTTCGTTTGAGTGCTATGGAGTTTCAAGCACCCGAACATAAACTATTCGGTTGTCTCCGAATTCCGTAATGTGTTGGATGTGTGTGCCACCGAATCCTCGATTGGCATTTACTATCTTGCCCTTGCCGATGTAGATGGCAGAGTGGTAGAACGACTTGTAGCCCCTGTATCCAAAGATTACGATGTCGCCTACCTTCCTATCCTTTTGAGCGACTCTACGACCAGCGTAGGACTGTTCTGTGGCTGAATGGGGAAGTTCCTTGCCCATCTGACCATAAGCCCACTTGACCATCCCAGAGCAATCCCATCCGTAAGGAGTAGAGCCAGAGAATACATAGCGAGTTTTGCCAACTCGGTTTAGCAACTTTTTTACTGCTTGAGTTATTTTTTTCTTATTGTTTTTCAGTTTGTCTTGTCTCTGTAATTCTTTCGCAGAGAAGACCAGCGTTTGAGTTTCCAAACTCTCAACTGTTTTATTACTACTACTAATTGCTGACGGAACTGCTACCGAAGAAGATGATACGCATCCTCCAAGAATCGCAGTCGTTATGATTGCTATCAACCATTTCATTAGGCGACCTACCTTTCACATTCGTTTAGTTCTAGGGTCGTTGTTTGTTTTGGTTCTCCCAATACTTATTCAGTTGTCTTTACAGGATACCATCTATCCGTATCCACACTAACAATTGTATAGCCTCTGTGCCTCATTTGTCAAGCGTTTTGGTGTGTCCTAGCAGGTTTAGGGCGTGTTCGACATCAACCATCTTGATTGAGGCAAGTGATTTGGAAAAGTCTATTTCTTTGCCATCTCTATCACATAAGAAGACCGAAGTTTCCTCTCTTCCAGTTATGTTCTGACATAAGACAGCAACAAACTCGCCAGTCTTCAGACCAAACACAAACCCAATCCTGTCGGGTTCAGCGTAAATCATCTTGACCAGTTCTGCTACATACATAGACCAGAGTCTACTAAATAATTATTGTGGGGTGAAAAAACGCCGCCCCCTATGAAAAAGTCCAATGTCGGTGGTTCGTGATAGTCAAAAGTCGAATGTCGGTGGTTCGTGATAAGAGAAATGCCCAGACCGAAGTCTAGGCATTTTTATTTACCGAGTTCAGTAATCTACCGAAGGCGATTCACTCATTATTTTTCCAATTGCGTTTGTGATTTCGTCTGCCTCTTCGGTTTCAAGAATGTTGAATTCCCACTCTTGCGTTTCCTCATTCCAAACATCTCCATTATCAAAGTTGATTGAAACATCTGGACTGGTAGACCAACTCTTGGTCTCGGTGTCATACATAACTACAAAGTGATACTGTTTTGCTTTACTCATTGTTCTCCTCCACAAAAGTTCTGAACTCATCGGCAACATCTCTGCTGAATGAATCGGCAAGACTTGGGTAGCGTTCTTGCGAACTAATAAACGCTTGCCAAAGTTCATAAGGGACAGTCTCGTCTTCGACAACATCATCGAACTCGATTGTCTGCCAAATAAGTTCTGTATCTGGCTCATAAGTTTCCGTTAGAAACTCGATTAGTTTATCTCTGGTCATTTTTTATCTCCTTTTCATTTTCATTTTCATTTTCAATTTCAACACAATCACGAAAACAATCTTCGCAATGAAATCCTTGCTCGACATAATTATCTGACTTGGAACATTCGTGCTTACTACAAGGACAAACTTCACTCATCTTCGACAACCTCTCCATCTTCCGTAAGAATAAAAATTTCCTTCTCCAGTCCAGCCTGTCCGAACGACTCCAAAATGTTTTGAATGACATCTGAAGTATTGCTACGAACATACTCGACAAACTCCTCGATAGTGAACTCTGGGTTATCATCTACGCCACCCTGACTTCGTATCTCTAGAAACTGTCCTGCTGTCTGTTCCGTGTTCCAAGTGATAACTATCTGACCATTGACATACTGACCAAAACGCTCGACTACATCTTCAACTGACTTAGACATTTACTACTCCTTCCCAAACTTCTTCGGCAACTACTGGGTCTATCGCATTACTCGAAACTAATTCCGAGAGAATGTTGAATAACTTTTTTTCTGTTTCTGACATTACACGCCCTCCACTTCTACTGGTGGAGAGATTCGCCACTCTAACGCCTCTAGGGTTGATTCATCGTAATCCCCTGTCTCACGCATTTCTTGAATTGAATCGAGCAAGTCTACGATTACATTTTCGTAGAAACTATTTAGTTCGTCTGTAAGTATTTGTCTCTCACTCATTGCTGTCCACCTTTTCTTCTTTAGCGTTTTGTAAAGCCCCTGCTGTGTAAGCAAAGTCCCAGATTTGTCTGGCGTTGTAAACTGTGTAGATTGAAACTTCGTGTTTGTCTGCTATGGCTTGTGCCTTATCAAACCAAACAAAAAAATCTCTTTCTCTGTCTTCGTAAAATTTATCCATCTTAGTCTTCCTCTTCTTCCTCGTTGTTTAGTTTTGACATAAAGTAATAAACAGAATCGTTTACTTGCTCGCCAAGTTCTGTCCAATCAAAACTGTTGTTGTTTAGTATCTCGGCAAACTGTTCTGGTGTCGGTGTTGCTGTATCGTCGCCATACTCAAAATCTTCTGCTACCCACCAAACAGAAAAGATTGGTTGGTCTTGATTTTCAATCTTGGACAGTTCTGCGATAAATTCTTTTACTGTTGTAGCCATTAGTTATCTCCTTCTTCTTCGTTTTTATCTCGGCAATCGCAATCAACATTGCTACAAGGATTTTCCAAGTGGAACTCCCTTGCCTCTTCCATAAGGCTTGCCACTTCTGGTGAAATGTAAAGATTCATTTAGTTCCCCTTTCAAGAAAACTTCTTACATTTCTATTATACAGATTTATTCACCCGAGTCAAGTTTATCTTCTTGAATTTCTCGAACGATTGTAAAGTCGAACTCTTCATCATTCGGGTCGAAGGCTCGCTGATACTCTGCCTCGTCTTGAAAATAAAACCAGACACGCTGGTCGAAACTTTCGTCTGCGACCATCTTCTCCATCAACTTAGGGTCATTGAGGATAATTACCATCGCGTCTGTATCGCCAGACACTTCTTCATCTTTCCAGATGTAATCTACCCAAACTACTCTTTCCATTTACTCCTCCACCTTTTCTACTTTTACTCTCTTCGGCACAACACGCCACTTACGACCAGACCAAGATACGATTCCAATTCCGTAATCGTTCGCCAACTTTCTATTTGCGAATTCAAATGGGGCGAACCCCTGACCTTGAATTTCTACTAAGTAAATTACCTTCACTTTATTCTCCTTCTGACTTAGGTGAGTATCGAACATAAATTGTCCAAAGTTTTTTATCTGGGTGTCCAGTAGAAAGATTGTTTCCACCACTTCCTTTGAACTCAAAGTCGGGGAACAATGTCCTCCAACGCATAGCCGAAGTTCCAGTTGAAACTTTTATCGGCAACTCTGCCCAGCGATTCGGGTGTGCCTTCAAAGCCTCGGTCAGTTCTCTTACTACTGGTAGAACACTTCCACCTTTACGAATTTCTGATGGGTCTACAAATTTTATTTCCATTTTTATTTCTCCTCTTTCATTTTCAGTATACCAAACAAATTTCTAAAAACACAAGTCAGCCGAACAATGTCTTCCGTGTCCAACTCTGCCCTCGAAATTACAGTTGAAGTGTGGGATTGGATTTCCACTCTTACAAATTTCACAGTTTGCCTCTTCAGCCCTTCGCTTGTCTTCGATTCTCTGTCTCGACAATTCAATCTGTCTCTGCTCTTCAGCAAGTATCGCTTTGTATTCCAAACTCTCACTCTTCTTCGGTGAGTTTAGATACTGCTCGATTAGTTCACTAGCACCTTTACTGCTTAGGTCTGTCGCAAGGAACTCGTCATACTTCGCAACCAGATTCGGTGCGTATCGCTCGTTCTTCAAACGCCCAAGAAACTTCCATTGCTTTTCGGTCATTTTGTTATCCATTTTTTTTCCTCTCTTTCAATTTCAGTATACCAAAGATTAGAGAGAAAGCAAGCATAAAAGACAATTATTTTTATTTATTTCCGTGCTTGACAAATTTGCTAGAGTGTGGGTAAATAAAAAAAGATGGGGTGAAAAAACCTATACCCCTGTAAAAAATACCACCGAACGCAATGTCGGTGGTATGTGTTATGTAATTTTTGAACTACGAAATAATCTGAACCTCGACCACTCCACGCTGTTTGATTGGATAGAATCCGTGCTTACCTTCTGCGAAGTGATAGAAAACATTTGCTAACTGGTAGCCCTTGCTACGATAGAAAGCCTGTCTGCGTTCTAACTTTTGTGCCTGTGAGACATTGACCCACTCGACCCCTTCGCCAACCTGAACTCGCCAGACTGAACCATACTTGCCTTCGACCATTTTAGCCTCGACCAAGTTGCCCTCTAAGTCCACTAAGCCGACCTCGTAGTCTATTCCGTGGTTTCGTGCCAAGTCAGCCTCACGCCTCTTGCTACTAGCCATTTGTTCGTGATAGAAGGCGTATCCGTCATCTTGAAGGATTCGGTGCTTGTCCTCGTAAATTTCTTCGACCCTCTTCTCGCAAGCGTTAGCGTAGTCTGCCCACTCTTGTTCTGAAACATCTTCTCGATACCAAATTGAAACTGCCATTTTTTTCCTCTCTCTTACATTTCTAGTATAGCAGGTTAGTCAGACAAAACAACCCCAATCCGAAAGTTTCTTGAAAATCTTTTGGAACAACAGGGGCGGCTCTTTTTTCACCCAGCAAAACCAGAATTTTTTTCTGCGACATAAAAAAACCCCGTGCTTTCGCACGGAGTCTCTCTCCAGTTTTATTCTATCAGCGACCTCTGACATTGGTGGACTGGATTACATCACCCAGCCCCCCTCAAGTTCTGCTGGTTGAAATGGTCTAACCTGATAGAGAACCCTGACCTTCTCGACATACGGAGAATCCTTCCATTGCTCACCTAAGCAATTCGGACAAACCAACTTGCCCTCCTTTGTCAAACTTTGCTCTCCATAGAATCCGTAGCACTCAACACAATCAAACACATAAACATAATTGACCTTAGCCATTTGAATCTCCTCTCTCTACTCTTTTATACTAACAGCCACCACTGACATTTGGAATCCCCCAGCCTCTCGGCTGGGGAATCGGGGAACGAACTTAGACAGCCCGAACGAAGTCATAATTGGCAACACGAACTACTGCCTCATACGCCTCTGGAAAGTTCTCGGCAAGAGATTTCAAATCAGCAGAACGATTAGAACCATTTACCAACTTGAAAGCAACAGAACCACCAATCTTGGCGACCTTTGCCTCACCAAGAGCAGAACGAAGGATAACCTCTGCCTCTGCCTTTTTCGCCTTGCCCTCTGCCTCTAGTTGCTTGCCAGCAACAAAATCAGCAAGAGCCTTGCGAACTTCGGCATTGAAGCCGACCTCAACAAACTCACTCATAACATCACCTCTCTTTCCCTCACATCTTTAGTATAGCAGGGTGGACTGACATAGCAAGGTTATTTGAATAAATTATGAAAGTTTATTATAACAGTTTCATAACAGAGAAATCGGCAATCTCTTACCATAGACCCCTGACATTTTCGGCTCATCAAAACTGGAACATAAGGCTTATGTGATAAACGCAAACGGCAGTCAGCCAGGCAAACAACAGGGGCGGCTGGTTTTTCACACTTACAGGGGTGGCTAGTTTTTCACCCGACATTTTTATTTATACAAGAAAACTTTTATTTGTCAAGTCGGATACAAAAAAATCCCAAGCGAACTTGGGATTCTTATGTTTTAGATTTTAGATTCTAGATTTCAGATTTCAATCTGCGAACCTTGCGAGTGATAGTTATGCGATTCTGCCACGGAATAATTCCAACCAACATACCAAACCTAATCAACTCAAAGGTCTTGTTTAGTTGGAACTTATCCAGTTCGGCAATTCGTTCGGGGGTTAGTTTATTCCTCATTGCTATCTCCATTTTCCTTGTTGAACTTTTCAAACGCTTTATCAACTTCGGGGTCGTAAATCCACTCCAAGAATTCTCGGATTCCTTCTTGTGTCTTTAGATTTACTTTTGGGTCGATTGGATTTTCATACGCCATTTTTATTTCCTCCTCATTAGATACAACAGTTTTTGTTTAGGATTTATTCCCCGTATCCAAAACTTTTTTCTAATCCAAAAAGTTCCGTGAGTTCGGCAGAATACTTTATTGCGACACGGAACTAAAGTGAGTTCCGAAAATTCATCTTTGAGTAATCCAAGAGCAAACATTTCTGCTCGCTCTTGGTCGCCCTTACGCTCTTGGAACATTAGATTCTCCACGCCCCAAAGTCAAAGTCGCTTGCGATTCTCCGAGCGTCTGAATGAGCCATTTCTCCGTAGAAATACTTTTTCTTTTTAGACTTCTTATCTATCACATACCAGTAGTCGCAATGAAACACAGCACTACCTACTCCAACTTCGACTTCGGCACTTGAATAAACTACCTGCCAGTCTCGAACTAACTTCACACTTGGTCTAGCCATTTTGATTCCTCTCTCTTTACAATTTTAGATTATCGGCAACCACCGACATTTAGATTTACTCTGCCTCCACGAAGGCAAACAGTTTTGCCTCTTTGTTCATTTCATCAGCGTTGAATCTCTGAACAAAAGCAATGGCAGATTCCCAACTTTTCATTTTCAACAGAATCTTATCTACCCTGTTATCCTCGTTGGCAATCCAAACTCGAACTGAATAACTTTCCATTTGTTTTCCTCTCTTTCATTTTTAGACTATCGGCAACCACCGACATTTGAATCTAAGCGAACTTGAAAACTTTTTTGAACACACCAAAGAACTTCTCTCGAACTTCCTCTGCCTTCTTGTCGCGAGCAACCTTCGCCTCGTAAAGAGCCTTACGCTCGGCTATTGCCTCTGCTGAAAACCAATCTGCCATCTCAATCACCTCCTCCACTTATAGTATTACAGTTTTAGGGTGATTTGTCAAGAGGAAAACACTATTTATTACAAAATCTTTTTTCGGCAAAAGTCTCGGCAAAGCCAAAAACAAGGGGTGCTACTTTTTTCACCCCACCAAACGAACTTCTGCCCTCCCAGCATAAGAAAAAAGCCGAGATTTCTCTCGGCTCTGACTGCTCGGATTCTTTACAAACTTGCGAGGCTCACTACTGCGACAAAGACTTCGCTTGGCTTTACCTTGCGACCTCCAGCCTTCTTTTGAAATCTCGACAAAGCCTTTTGCCTTGCTTGCTCGGAACTTTCAGCCATAATCTCTACTTGGCGATTCCTGTAAAAGCACAGATACTTATTCATTGGAACTCCCTTCACTATTAGACTATCGGCAACCTCTGACATTTAGCCCAGCCCAGCCCAGTCCAGCACTATCTTACGGAACAAAAACAAAAGCCCCAACAGAAATGTCGGGGTGAAAAAGGGGCTACCCCTGTAAAAAAATCAAGCCCAGTCTTTCAGGGCTTGAAGTTTTTTGGACTGGCGAGTTCGGATTCGCTTTTCTCTTTTATCTGCGTGTGTTCCATTAGCACCCGAACGATTGCGTTCACGCATAAGAATCGCAAGTTTCAGAGATTCTAAATCTCGCCTCGCTTTATTTGCTCTGTCTAGTTTTCGCATTTTTTATTTCCTCCTAGTTCTATTGTATCACAACTATCAGACATAATGGGAAACCCTACCGAATTTTCGTGAGGGAATTTTTCGGTAGGGTCTCGGTGGGTGGCTAGGAGAATTGAGAGGCAAGAACTAGCCACCACTTTTATCTCTACTTTACAGCCGAGATAAAGTCGTAAGGATTGCTGTATGAGACCTCGGCAAAGACTTCTGGGAACGAATCCTTCAAAACATCTCGCTTTATGTCTGTGCGATTTCGGTGAGCAATCTTGAACGCTGGAACGCCTCCAATTGTTGCTACCTCGTGAACGCCTAACTTTGCTCGCAAGATAACTTCGGCACTAGCCTTCTGTTCCTTGGCAATCTTTTCGGCATTACTAGCCTCGACAAAATCTGCCAATGCTTTTCGTGTCTCTTTGTCGAATCCAACTTCAACGCTAGTTCCGAACTCTGTTGGGGTGATAGTCTTTGACATCTCACTACCTCTTTCTTTTTGTCGTTTCGTGGCAACTCCTGCCACTCTTTTAGGATACCAAACTTGGCAACTGGTGTCAAGTTCATTCGGCACTTTTTTTAGTAAAGTTCCGAAAGTTTTTTGTTCCCGAAATGAAGGTCTCGTTCGACTTTCATACCGAAAGGTCCAGAGAGGGATTCCAATTCACTTAGATAGAAATACCCAAGTTCTTTTTCAAATCCATCTACAAGCCCAAAGAATTCGTCTTTGCCATCAAATTCTGTGGCATACCAAGTCCAGTTAGCCCAAGGGGTAAAGAACTTCACTACCACTTCGGAATCCAGACCTAGTGATTCGCCCGAACCAATTGGCTTAGTCTCGAATTTCTTTTGAATCTCTTTTGTCATTAGTTTCATTTTTATCTCCTCCACTTCTATTGAACCACAATCCCAATCAAAAGTCAAGCGTGTCGGCAACTTTTTTTATTCGGAACAAGGGGTGGTGGTTTTTTCACCCGACCTTTTCGGAAAAAAATCTGCGACATAAAAAAAAAACGAAGGCTGAATTTCTCA